AAAAGAAATTTAGCAGAAAATCTTTATGCTGGTTTTGGTTATGATACAAGTGATGAGCTTTACCATCAAGAGCTCGACTATAGTAGAGATAAAAAAACAAATGCTAAAAAAGGTAGCCCACTTAGTATAATAAATAGATTATATACTGCTGGTGTATTAGGTGAAAGAGAAGGGGGAGATGTATGGGATAATATGGATGAAGACCATGCAATGGAACAACAATTGCTTAGAATGTATTTAGGTCAAAAGCAATCACATAAATATCCATTATTTTTTGAAAGTGACTATATACCAACTAAAGGTCATGAAGAAGGGGATATATATTATTCTATACCAAAAGAATATAGAGAACAAGTATGGGGTCCTGCTAATTTTCCTATGAGAATAAGTTTAGAAGACTGGGATGGTAAAACTGATATATTAGACTTTTTAAAAAATAAATATTCAGGCGTAGTAAAAGATAGAGAATATGTTGTTGGTGATTATACAAGAGGGGCGGGTAGAACTGATGATGGTCAATTATATCTTTCAGCTTATGATAAATTTGATTTAAATCCATTTGCGCAAGGAAGTGATCTTTCATTTGGATTTGGTGATCCACAAAATTTATATGATAGATTTAATTATACTCATTTAAATTATGCTAATTATCCTGATTTATTTGATGAAGATGATAAAGGAATATTACTACAAAATGAATTAGTAAAAAGTACATTAGCAAATCGAGAAATGAGTCAAAATTGGGATTATAGCAAAGGAAAATGGAAAGAAGGTTATACACCAAAATATTCTACATATGACGGATGGCTAGAAGATAAAGAAGGCGGTACTTATCAAAATCGTGGAAATGTAAGAGATAGAGCTTATTCAGATTGGAAGAATTTTGTACCTAGTCTTGATTTCCCAGATGAAATTCCTGATGATGAAAAAAATATAGAGAATATGTTTGCAAGATCTATGTGGATTAAAGATATGATTAATAATTCTGATTTATCTGAATATGAAAAAGAATTACATAGAGCACATTGGTTAAAACAACATGGTTTTGCAGATCAACAACATACTAATAAAATAAGACATGGTGAACCTTTAATATTACCATGGAATGTAGAATGGGGATCAGATCCTTCGCATAGAGAGAATTATATTTTTACACGTAACTCAAGTGCTGAAAAAGAAATAGAAGCTTGGGAAGATAGTTTAAGTTTATTGCAAGGCCATCCTTTATATAGTGATAACTTCATAGCTGAAGATGATTATAGCGAAGATGAAGCAGAATTTTATTCAACTGGAGGACATGTTAAGCGTTGTAGTGGAGGAAGATGTGAAGATGAGTATCCTAGCACAACAGGTTATTATATTTTTAATGATAATGAAAGTCGTACTATGGGATTAGAAAATGCTCCTGACGGGACTTCTGCAACTTTTTTATGGAATGATGATGAAGGAATGGATGCAAGAGTTTTAGAAGGAAGGCAATCTTTTCCTGTAGCTATTTATGCTGATGGTATTTATCAAGGTGTATTAAATCCAGGTGAAAAACTTATCACAAATCCTGCAATGAGAATAGATGAAATACCTCTCGGGTACGCGCCTAGCACTGAGGTGTCAAATTATTTAGCTTCAATGGCTCCTAGCAGTAAAACAAGTCTTAGAGATAAATATAACACAGAATTAGATGAAGATCAAATGATGTTGTATAATTTGTTTAAAAAAGAATTTGATATAAAAGATGATAGTGAGGATGATATGGATATAAAAGGTATATTTGCAAGTGGTAATTATAAAGAGTTAGAAGGTTTTTCAGATGAAGAGTATAGAAAACCTAATCACCCTTTATTTACAAATAAATCTTTATATAGTAATCTTGAAACTATGGGAGGTAAATATAATAGAGATGGTCATTTTGAGCCTAGTAAAACAAACATGCAATACAATAGTGTAGATATGTTATTAGAAGCATTAAGCGAAACAGGAGGAGCACTTGCTTTAGCTCCTTATTTTCAAATACCTGCTTCTCAGCCTATAGATCATATGGCTAAATATTCTGAAAACGCAAGTAATATAAATAATGCTAGAAACATAAGACAAGTCGCTGAGCATGGTGGAACTGTATATAATCAAATGAGTGACAGAATAAAGTCTTTAGTAAATGAAAATAGAAAGATAAGAACAGAATATGAAAACCTTACTAAGTATCAATCTAAAATGGCTAAGTATCAAAATCAAGGTCGAGTTATGTTAGATGCATCAGGTAATGAAGCTACTTCAAAGCAAGTGGCAAATATAAATTCATATAGATCTGTACTTGAGCCTACTAACGTTCCTACATATAATGACTATACAATGTTTTTTGGTGATGATGGTACTGCATATAATTTTGGAGATGCTTATCAGCACGGTAATGATTGGTATTTTAAAAACGAAAGTGGCAGAGATTACCGTGTAAAAGATAAAGAACTATCAAATCAAATTACACAATTCTCAAATATGGTTACATTAGAAAAGAATTGGGATGTTATTTATGATAAAAATGATAAATTAAAAATAGATTTAAAAAATCCAAATAGTTGGACTGATCAGGAAGCTCTTTCTTTTCAGAAAATAAATAGCCTTATGCCTATTATTGATTACAATATGGGTTATTATGGAACAGACAATCCAGATAAAATTAGAGAAAAATATGATTTTAATCAGAATGATCTAATGTGGAACTATGCTAGTAAACCATTTGTAAGTGGAGTGAAATGGCTTGGGGAAGGTGTAATGCCAACAAACTTTAATGAATTATTGATGATAACTGGAGGTGGTTTATTATTTAACAAGATATTTAAATATGCGGCTAATTCTCCAAGATTACGTAAAGCTTTTGGTATGTCATCAAAAGATGCGCAAAAAGTTATAAATCAAAATAAGAAAAATCTTAGTGATGATGGTGTAACAATGACTAATGTAAATGGAATTAGAAATACAACAGGAAGTCCTAGAATTGGTAAAGTTAAAGGGTATGAGAAAAAAATAATGATAGATGGTGAACCAGGTATAGGGAAAAGATTACCAACAAATTGGGAATCGCACTATTTACCTTGGTTAAAAAACTATATTAAAAAACGTACTAATTATTATAAAAGCGATCAATATGTAATGAGTGAAATAAAAGCCCATTACCCTCATTTATTTGATAGACGTGGAAACATTTTAAGAGGACAAGAAAATTTAGTAAATAATTATAAAGATATATATAGAAATAATATTAATATGCATATCAAAGATATGGATGGTAATATAAATATTACATTTAATGCAGGTAGTAAAGGTAGTAGTCTTGCTGATTTTGCAAATAAGAGTACAAAAAATAAATCTAATTATAAAATAAATGTGTGGCAGGCTGATGATGCACGTATAGGAGATATGATGAATAGTATAAGACATGAAATAAATCATATGTTTAGTGCTGTAGGTAGAAATGCTGGTGGTACACAGCATATGGCTAGAGGAATTAATATAATGGATAATTATTCTATAGGTCCTTATAATCCTAGTTTAGCTAAAAATATAAATAAATTATATTATAATCCAAAACAAACATCAAAAGATTTAAATATAAAAGGTCAAGGAGATTATGATAATTATTTTACGCTAGAAGTTCATCCTAGTGTTAGAGGTAAATATTATTTAAAATCCGAAGGAAAATGGGGTAATATACAATTTGATAAAAACAACCTCCCACAATTAAGAATTGACTTGCCAGATGGTCAATTTAAACTAGTTGATCTTGTTGAAACAAAAACAGGCCAACAATTACTTAATAAACTAGACAAAGATATTATTGCTTATACAAAAAGTCTTGAAAAGGGTATGGGCCCTAAGTCGGGTTGGACTAAAAAAGAATTAGCTGACTATGATCAATGGGTAACCGATCAAAAATTAATGTTAGAAGGTATATATGGTAAGGGAAATAAGATTAATCCAAAAAGAACTTATATAACAAATAATAAGTTAGGAGATGCAGAAGATTGGTACACTTATCAAATGAAACCATATGAGCAACAAGTTAAAGCAATGACTGCAAGAGATATTATAGCTAGTAAATATCCTGGTTTAAAACTAGGTGATTATACTGATGAACATGCACAATATTTGTTTAATCGATTATATAAGTTAAACGGAGCTAAAACGAGATATTTAGAAATTGGTAATAATCAAGATTTACATAGTCTTTATAAAATTCTTAAAGGTGGTGATGGTGAAATACTTGAAATAGGATCACGTGAATGGTTTAAAGTAATAAAAAGCCATTTAAATAAAGCATATGGTGTTGCAGGTGTGGGCACTGTAGGTAGTCAACTAGATGACTAAAATATGTTTTGGCTATAAGTATAGCTAAAAACTTTAAAATTATAACAAAAGTTGTTATGATAACTAATTAAATTGAATTATATTTGTAAATAGTAAATTATGTCAGAAAACAAAGATGAAATTTTAGAAGCCTTAAATACTGAGGCACCAACTAGTTCTACAGAAAGCTTAGATGCTATGTGGGACATAGATGAAACAGGTATAGACACAGCTTTAGGTCTAGATGAAGGAGAGGCAGATCCTCTTATGAATCTAGATTCTGTTAAAGAAGAGTCTAAATCTGAAGTGAATAAGGTTGAAGAAGAAGAATCAACAGAAAAAACAGAAGAAAAAACAGAGGAACCTGAGTTTAAAGAAGAAAATGTTGAAGAAAAAGAGGAGGTTGAAGAAAATGTAGAAGAAAAACCTGCTAAAAAAGAGACAATAGAGGCTGAAGATGAAAATGAATTCTCGCTTTTTGCTAAAATGTTAGCTGAAAAAGAGATTTTAGACATCGATGAAGACTTTGATTCAACAGAACAAGGGTTAATTGATGCATTTGAGAAGAGTATTAATGCAAGAGTAAACGAAGAAATTAATTCTTTTCAGCAAAGTTTACCTCAAGAAGGTAAAGAACTGCTTGCACATTTGATGAATGGTGGTAGAGTTAGTGATTTTACTAATGCTTATTCTGGTACAGATGTACTAAACTTAGATATAAGTAAGAGTGAGCAGAATCAAAGAGCTGTTTTAACAGAATTTCTAAAATTAAGAGGCGATAGTAATGAAGAAATTCAAGAAACACTTAATGATTATAAAGATTTAGGTAAATTAGGTAAGAATGCCGAGAAAGCAAAAGCTAGATTAGCAGAATACCACAGTCAACAAAGAAAACAATTAGCTAAAAAACAAGAAGAGTCTAAAAAAATGCAAGAACAAAAACGAGTAGAAGTAATAAATACTATTCAAGAGACTATTAAGGACTCTCAAGAGATCAAAGGATTTCCTCTGTCACGTAAGCATAAAAAAGATTTAGTATCATATATGACAAATGCGAATGTAAAGATTACAGGAGCAGATGGCAACCCAACATATGTAACTAAATTCCAAGCTGACGAGATGGAAGCATCTCAAGAAATTGATGATTTTATTTTAAGAGCGTATTTACGAATGACTAAATTTGATTTGTCTGGTACAAAGAAAAAGGCAGTTAGTAACTACAGTAGTAAACTAAAATCGGCTTTACAAAACAAAAAGTCGATGACAGATACTAAAGCTAAACTTAGTAATAAGGGAGGTGGATCTAAAAATAATGATTTAAGTTGGGATATATAATAAATAATAATAATTAAAATTTGAAAAAATGGCGAGAGCACAAAGTAAACTTACGGTTTTAACTAGACCATGGCACGCCAATTTCACTGAAACGAATCATTTAGGAGCTGCGTTTATGGCAGAGCCGCATAAGTTCGACAAAGTGTTAACTCGTGTGTTTACAGCGTCTAGAATAGCAGATAATCCATTAACTGCTATGACTAAAGGTATGGGAAGAACTCAAGAAATTTCTTCATTCGATTGGGAATGGGAAATGATGGGATCATCTTCTAGACCTTTAATTGCAATAGAAGATATGGAAACTGGTAGTACTCCAGGAAAATATGGTGTTGAGTTTAGAATTAAATTAGACGAAGACTGGTTTAAGCCTGGTGATGTAATTACTCCAGATAAAAAGTATTTATGTAGAGTACAAAGAGAGCCTGTTGCAGATGGTGATGGATTTATCTATTACTTACAATTAATGGGTGACGATCAAAATGCGTTTTTAGATCCTGATTATACTAAAGTTGGAGTACAGTGGAGTAAATTATTCTCTGTGTATGAAGAAGGTGGTGATCAAAGTGGTTCTACTACTTACGCAATGCCAATGAAGTTACGTTCTAATCTATCTACTTATAGAAAAGAATATTCTGTAACTGGTGATGCGGCTAACCAAGCTTTAGTAACTGCACTTATGGATGCTAACGGTAAAGTATACAAAGACTACAAATGGTTAAAGTATGCTGAGGCTGAGTATTGGATCCAGTGGTATAAAGAAAAAGAAAGAGGTCTATGGTATGGTCAAACTAACAATTCTGTTAATGGGGCTAATGGTAGAGTAGCAAGAACAGGTCCTGGTGTTCAGGAATTGTTAGCTGATTCTCATGTACACCATTATTCGCAATTAACTGAAAAGTTAATTAGAGAATACTTATTAGATATTTTCTTTGGAAGAGTTGATATGTCAAATAGAAATATTGTAGCGTATACAGGTGAGTATGGTATGTTAGCATTCCACCAAGCTATGATGAATTCTTCAGCTCCTTTCTTAACTACTGATTCTAAATTTATCCAAGGAAGCGGAAACAATTTATCTTTTGGTGGACAATTTGTGAAGTACAATGGACCTAATGGAATTACTTTAACATTAAGACACAACCCTGTGTATGATGATAGAGAAATTAATTTCAAACAACATTCTTCACTTCTTGTACCTACTGAGTCAATGAGATTTACTTTCCTTGATTTTGGTGGAAAAGGTGGAACAAGTAATATTAAATATGTACATAAAAAAGGAGGTTATAAACTAGGTTACGTTTCTGGTTTACAAACTCCATATGGAGCAAATAAAGGTGGGTTAATGAGCAATGCAAAAGATGCTTATACAATGATTGTTCACGATCAATGTGGTGTTCAAATTGATGACGTTACTAGATGTGGTGAATTAATCTTGTCTGAGAACTAAGATTGAATTAATTAACTAAAACTTAAAAATGGCAAATATTTTTTTGAAACCAATAATGACTGAAAAATGGCACGGCTTACATAAAGTAGGCCGTACCAAATTTCAGGATACACAAGATGTAATTCAGGTATTATTTGATAGAAAAAAGGGAGCGTTAGCTACTGGTCTAGATGATGATACCGAAGCTAGATTATCTTCTTCTTTAGGAGTTAATTTAGCTAATAACTCGACTAATGAATTTTGGCATGATTTTAAAATTAAGCTAAAAGATCAAACTATGATTTTTGATACTAGTAAACCTATGGAAGAACTTCAGGTTTTTGTATTAAAAGCATCAAAGTTTATAGCTAATTCTCAAAAAGAATTAGAACAAGGTCTTTGGCCTAGTGCAAAATATGTCATATATGACGAGCAAACTGAAATAGAGAAACAAGCGGCAGAAGTACAAACTAAAGCAAAAGCTATAGATATTTTTAATAATCTTTCTCCTGAAAAGAAGTTAGACATATTAAAACTTTATGGTAAAGCTGTAGAAAATTCTTCTAATGATTTTGTTTACACAAAACTTTATGAAATTGTAGAAGATAATCCTATCGATTTCATAACACAAGCGACTAAGAGTCCAGAAGAAATTAAAGTAAAAGCTTTAATATTTGATTTAGAAAAACTTGGTATTTTGAGACGTAAAGGTACTGCGTATCTTTATAATGATCAACAAGTAGGTTTTGACTATGATGATACAGTAAGTTATTTACTTTCTCCTGGAAATCAAGAATTGCTTGTAAAACTTAAAGATACTCTTGAAATGAGAAAACCTGGTTATTCTCCTAAGAAAGAAGTTATAGAAGAAATTACTGAAGAAGTAAAAGAAACTAAAACTACTGCTAAGAAGAAAACTAAAAAAGATTAATAAATGGACGTAGGGGAAATGCATTATGAGTTTAAGCTGAAGCTTAACAAGGTAGATAGCCTAGACTATAATAACTTCCTTGTTCCAGAAATTGATTGGTATCTTAATGAAGCCCAATCTATCTATATTAAAACTAGATATAGTGGGAATAATTCAAGAGCAGCTGGCTTTGAGGCTAGTCAAAAAAGAACTGATGATTTGAGGAATTTAGTTGTGAGAGATAAAATTTTCGCAGCTATTCCTACATCATCGGATCCGTCTGTTTATGAAGTTATTTTACCTAGCACAGGTGTTGAGCGTTATATGTTTGCATTACGTATGACAGCAAATGGCGCAAAATCTGGATGTGAAGGTAAATTAAATTGTATTCAGACACAGCATGATGATTTAAATGATACGTTAAAGAATCCTTTTTATGCACCCTCTTTTGAGTGGAGGGAAGTACCTATTGTATACGGTACTACAGGCGCGGGCGCGAGTGATATAAACAAGGTTTTCGTCTATACAGATGGTTCTTTTTCTATTACATCAATTAATATTGATTATTTACGTCATCCTGCTAGGATTGCATATCCTTCTGGATTTGCTGGTAATCAGTATCTTTTACCTGATAATAGTGGTACTCTTGTTACTACTGATCAGAATTGTGAATTATCTGAGCATACACATAAAGAGATTGTGGATTTAGCTGTTCAAATAGTTGCGGGAGATATTGACCATCCAGGGTTCCAGAGTAAAATGCTTAAAACTAGTATTAACGAATAAAATAAATTAAAATGGAAAAGAAAAATTTAACTGTTTTAGTTGCACCAACTGATACTGCAAGTACAGATAATACTGCGATAGGATCTGATACTGCTGGTATTGCATATATGTTTAGTGCTGAAGACAATACTTCTATTGATGATGGTTCTATCAATATTGCAGAATTAACTTCAGGATTTTATATTGCAGTACAAAATTCAGATGGTTCTTATACTAAAACTGATGTAATTATGCCTAATAACATCACTATGATGACTGAGGTAGATCCAGTAGATGCTGTTGGTCAAAGAACTACAATTAGTGCACTTGAAAACATTGATTGTGAAACAGAATATTGTGTAACAATGACTTTTAACTCTCCTGTAATTGCTAAAAGTTATGGATACCAAGCAATGAAAAAAACATATAGTTATGTAACTAGATGTTGTGGAGCTGCTTGCGGATGTCCTGATGGAGCTGCATGGGATGTACTTATGGGACTTGCTGAGCAACTTGATGCTGATCCAGGATCTTTAATGAATAATACTGATGCAACAGCAACAACTATTAGAGCTGCTTTAGTAAGAAATAGTACTACTGTTTTAACTGCTGCTACTTATGATAATGATGAAGATTGGACAGTAACTAAAGGTTCTAATATTATCAATTGTGCAACTAGTATACAATATAACTCTACTGATGTAGCTGCTGGTGACTTTATCGCATTACCTGACACTGGCGCTGCTGGTACAATTGCTGCTGGGAACGCTACTTATTATAGAGTAGAAGCTGTAGATAGTACTGCTTTAACTATTACATTAGATCGTCCTTGGCACTTACCTACAGTAACATTTAGTGCTGATAGTTCAGATCTTCAAGTATTACCTAAAGCAACTGGAGAAGCTTATGCTGATTCAACTTGGTCTTTAGCAATTGACTTTGCTGATGCTAATGATGATTCTGGTATTGTTAATAATTCAGGAGCTGGAAGTGTTAAGTGGAATCGTCCTTATGTTGTAGAAGCAAGTGTTGGTTTAGGGTGTAATTTAGATTGTAACGCAACTGTTACAGCTACTACAGACGCAGTACAACCAGCAGGTCATGGATATTCTATTGCACAAAAAGAAATTTGGGCTAATAAAGGAGCAAACGCAAAGAAATTTGGGCCTTATTCAGGAACTGATATTTACAATAGACCAGTATCTGGAGAAGATTATTTTTCTACAGCGACAACAGAGTATGTTCAGTTTATTATTGATTGGGTAGACACAACTCCAAGTGCTTCAACTGACTCGTTTATGCCTCGTCCTAAGAGAGCAATTATTGCTATTCCTGATGGAGGATCAAATGCAGAAGCAGAATGGACTGCATTATTCCAAGCATTACAAGACAATTTCGGAGTACCGTTTAGACAAGTTCAAGCTTAATAATAATTATTTAGATTGAATCACAGATTTTGGAGGGACTTAGTTCCCTCCATCTTCTGAATATAGTATAGACCCATGTCAATAAATTATAATAGAAATTTACATAGCCCTAAAAGGGATTATAAAAAAGATAATACTGTTAATCAAGTTAGTGGTTGGAGACCTTATTCTCCTAGTTTAAAAACATCACATAATAATACAGCATTATCTCAACTTTATAATAATGTAAACAATAATCCTTTAGCTGCTAGAGTCGCTCAAGGCGTGCCTTCAGGTCCTATAGGATGTGATGTTAGTTTTACAGAAGGATGTGACTTTGGAACTAATTATGTAATTTTAGAATGGGATTATCTTCATTTACAAAATATTGAAACTAGTATAAATGGTGGTCCTTGGGTTAATCATGGTTGTGGTGCATTGTCTCCTATGACTAATAATACGGTTACACAAGGAGATACTATACAAGCAAGAGGAGTATGTAGTGTAAGTATAAATCATGATGGTGATGCTCAATGTGGTACTAGTGAAATAGCTTCAAATACAAATATATATGTATTTTATGATGTAACTTCAATGGCATATCCTACTGCTCAAGACTTTAGAGATGCAATAGAAGATTGGGCTGCTACTAATATAACTAATTATGAAGGTAATATTTACCACATACCTGTCATGCACGAGAGATGGATACTATGGGTACAATATCCTTTAACAGGTATACTTCCTCCATACTATCAATTAAGCCAGTTTTCTCCTATTGATATGCAGCAATATAATGCTTTTTGGGATGGATCAGGATATACAAATAATAATGGAACTACTATGCCTATTGGATACCCAGGGCCTAAAAACAATGATGGTAATAAAAGAAGAGTTCCTTGGGCTGGTCCTCTTGTTGTAGGAGAAACATTAGATGATTATAATACTAATTTACCTGATGTAAACGGTACACCAGGAGCAGGTGCTCAAATATTACAAGGTACAGGATCTCCTAATATGAGCGTATATGATAGAGCTAACTGGAGTTATAGAAAAGGCGGTGTTTTACCTTTTATTAATCTACCTAAAGCTGGAGATATAATACCTAATTTTCAAGGAAGTGGTGCAGATCATATTATAACTTTAGCAGAAGCTGCTGATTTAACAGATATAAAAAGTGCTGAATGGTTAAATAATACTACAGGAGGTGAATGTGATGCGGGAGGATCTAGAGCACAATTTGTAGGAGGAGATGTAGATGCTTTAGTAATTTGTTTATCTGATGAAACAGTACATGGTAATGGATGGCAGCAAAAAGGACAAGCTGGTTTAAAAATGGCAGAAGCTTCGTTATCTGGATTCTGGGAAGGTTATCATGGTATGCAAGGTGACATACAGAAAGCTGGAACTAAATTAACAGCAGAGTTTCATATGGCTGGATCAACACCAACAGTAAACGATTCTTTAGCAATATCAGAAGCTAAATCACATTATTATATGCAAGTACAGTCTAATGGAGGAAGATTTAAACATCATGCTGGTGCTACAAATTTATGTGGTTGGGGTTCAAATCCTAGTAAAACTTATAAACCAAATAGCGGTAGCCCTGGTTATAGTGATAATGCCATATCAGATCCTGGTGATTATTATGTTGGAGCTTATGATTGGGAAAATGCTATTGCTGGTACATTTTTTAGACACGGTGCATCAAATCCTAAAGGAGATATTTTAATACAATTTAGAGATGCTAATTTGAGTGAGTATCCTTCTAATGGTTGGTATGATCAATGGGATACTAGTACGCATAGTGTAGAAGTATATTGTGGTCAAAACTGGTGTCCAGGAGCGTCAGATGGTTGGGATTCAGGTAGTTGTAATTTTGAAGTATTAAGTCAACCTACCCCAGGATATATAGCTGACTTTAAATATCATTTAGAAAATATATATCCTATTATACAAAACGCTGATGTTGCTAGTTCAAATGGATGTAAGTTTAGTACTTTCTTTTATGTAGTAACTAATGATAATACGAACCATGCAAGAACAGGAAACTCTTTATGTACTGTAGCAGCTTTAGAAGGTACTACTATTGGAAGTTTTGATGCAGGTAGATCTACTAATAATGCAGCTGGTATACCTACTTATTTTCCTGATACTAATAATGGAGGTAGTATGCCTAGAACAGCAGGAGGTGATATTAGTATAGACGCTTTAGGGTTTTTTAATCCTTATGGATATGAAGATAATACAGGTAAGCCTATATATTGGCATCCTGATAATGATCCAGGAGTAGGATTTGATATAAAAAATCACTCACATTTTAAACCTTCTGTAGGACCAAATAATATACCTGGTTATGGTTTTAAATGGTATGCAAAAGGTTCTGCTGGTAAATGTGGTTATAATATAAGAAGAGGAGCAAATGTTTCAGATGAAGATATAAATAATGATTTAAATGATTTTATAGCAGGTGGAGGTACTTCTTGTGATGGTCAAGATTGTTTATTATTTACAGTAGTAGATGATACTGGTAATCCAATACCTAACTATACATTTGATTTTAATAATACTAATGTAACTACAGATAATAATGGAGAGTATGGTACTCAAGTAAATCCAGGAGTATATACATTTTTATGTGGTTATCATATGTTTAACACATCTCCAAGTACTTGGATTAACGGTAGTACTCCTGATCATACAGATATGACAGTAGCAGATCCAAATACACAAGCTAGTATATATGGCTGTAATGCATGGAATATAATTATTACGGTTGACACTTTTAATACTACTTTAACTCAAAATTGTAAACTAGGATGTACAGATGGAACAGGTTTATCTAATCCTGTAGGTTCATCTGCAGCATGTAATTATGATCCTGATGCAGGCGTAGATGATGGATCATGTATATATGCTGATTGTAGTGATATGTGTCCAGATCCTAGTATTATAAATTATACAGCTTATTCAGGTTTAGGTATTTATCCAAGTGGAGCTTCTTCAGTATTTCCTTTTGCTTTTCAACCTGGAGGTGGAGATGCTTATTATAGTCCTCAATGTCCTAATTGTTGTGTTGGTGGTAACACAGGAGTATTACCTTCTGATTGTGTAGATTGTTTAGGAGTATGTGGTGGATCAGCTACTTATGATGAATGTGGAGTATGTGATGGTCCTGGGCCAGATGAATGTGGTGTTTGTTTTGGAGATGGTACTTGTTGTGTAGGATGTACAAATCCATTAGCAATAAACTATGATCCTACAGCTACAATAGATTGTGAAGAATGCTGTGAGATCCCAGATTATGCTTGTCTAATAAAAGAATTAGCAATAAGAATTTTAGATTCTTGTCCAGAAGACTGTGATGACAGCTTAAAAGAAATGTATAATGAAGCATTTACATTATACTATTCTTTAGGTTTTGTTGATCAAGCTTCTGATATAACTGATATAGAAGTTAATAGTATTATAAAAAAGCTTCATAGGTTATTAAGTAAAGTTGAATGTGGTAATTGTTGTAAATAAAAATTAAAAACTATGGGATGTGCAACTAATTGTGGATTTGGTACGATAACAGTAACTTGTGTTACACCTTCATACCCTGTTCAAGCAACTGTTTGTTCTGGTAATGGTCCAGGTAATCTTTTAGGATCATGTGCTAGTTTTCCTAATGCTCCTAGTCCATTTGCTTATGGTTTTCAAAATAATCCTGCATTGTTTAATAATTTAGGTTTACTTCTTACTATTCCTGTAATTGGTGATATACCTATTGTGTATATTGGAACACAAGTAAGTAATGCTATATCTAAAACTTTAGCTATTTCTGGTTCACAACCACTCCAATCTACAGCTTTATCTTTACAAGGAGGTACTGTAATAGCTCAACAAAATCAATTTCCACAAAATCCACAAAACGCTTTAATTCATTATAATTCAGGTGGATTAATAGAACATTTATTACCTCCTACATTTCCAACAGGTGCGACATTGTATTATGTTTGGGGATTATGTAATGAATATGAAATAGAAGCAACTCCGTGGACTAATGCTGAATTTCAAGCTAATGGATGTGAAAGTACTATAACTACACCTAATCTTAATGCTAATGATGATAAAATTGTTATATTTTATGATATAACTTCAATGAGTTCTTCTATTATAAATAAAGCAAGTAATACAGTAGCTAATTTTTTACAGCAATATAATTTTACTAATGATGTATTTGAATATAAACTTGGAGGTGAAAGATATTTACAATGGCCTACTGCTCTTGTACAACCAAGTAGTCTTGCGGCTTATTTAAATAATGGTGTACTTAATGGACCGTCTATAAGTTATTATACAAATCCAAGTATAGCGTCTGGTCCTTGTGTTGTTAATAATGGGCTTTTTCAACATAGTGCTAATCCTCTTGGACCAGGTCCTCATGAAGATGTATTATGTTTAGTATTTTGTGACGAATCTGCATGGGGTATTTATTATGGATATAATAATGATACTAGTTCACTTTGTTATCAATATAGTATGAATCAACAAGGTTTAGTTAATAATTATAGTTTTAGCCATTTAGGAGGCAATGCTTTATCATGTGAAAATACACCAGCTAATACAGCATCAGCAAATAAAGATCATGCTCACGTTTGGAAAGCAGGATGGCTTCAAGCGTTATCTTCTCACATAGGTGGATATTTAGATACAGATTATAGAGATTATTTAGAAGCATATGATAATAGTCAAGGTGGAGATAATTTCCAAGATAATAATATTAGAACAATTATTTTTGCAGAATGTGAAGAACCTAATCCAAATAATATGGGATATGGTTCTACGCCTGGAAATAAGAAAAAAGCAATGACACAGCATTTAGCAAGAATGTTTGGTGGAAATAATATATCTCAACTAAATGATTATATAACCAACTTCTCCGCTCCATTTAATTTTTCACCTAGTTATACTGTTAAAACTCCTTTTGACAATCCACCAACTGGTAGTAATCCTCAAGGTTATAGTTTTCATGGTGTAAATGATATAGGGCCTATATCAGGTGGTTTTACTAATTATCATGATAGATATGTAAGCCCAACTCCTGGAGGAAATGGTCCTACAGGTAGCCCGCCTAATTCTCATGACGAAGATTCTTATTGTAAATTAGATCAAATTGCTGAAAACATTTTAGGACCTGGATCAGATTGGTCATTAAAAGACAGAAGTATAACCCCTGCTTTTATGGGTACTGGTGCAAGTATATACAATCAACATTATAGACCAGCAAATGATACTCCAGCAACTCCATGGAATGACATGACTATAGTTACTGTTGATACATTAGGAAATACTCTTAGTCCAGGGTTTTGGCCAAATAGATTATTTTATGAATTATATAGACAAATTTTTGTTTCTACAGGTACTCCAACTACTACAACAATTTTAGGGTGTGGCCAGAATGATCCAAATAATCCATGTGGAGATACATGTCATGTAGATATTAGAGTTTTTAGAGATGTAGACGGTGACTGTGAAAGAGATCTTGCTGAATCTTTAATTTCATATATAGATATTGCTATAGAAGATCCTCAAGGTAATATCACAATACATAACACAAGTCAGTTTGGTTCAATACAACTAACTAATATACCTGTTGGTGTATATAATATAAATGGAAAAGTTTGTGATTTTAGTTCACCTTGTATGACATATAGTTGTATGATACCATTATATGAAACAACATTTACAAATAGTGCGCATTGTGTATTAGGTTGTACTAATCCAAATGCAGTAAACTATAACCCATTAGCAACTGTAGATGACGGAAGTTGTGAGCTTCCTGGATGTATGCATGAGTGTGCAATAAATTATGACCCAGATGCAAATATAGAAGATGGGACTTGCTGTCCTTGTCTTGAATTAGAATATATTGTAGAAGAATCAGTTAGAGGATATGCACATGAAATACAACTTACAATAGAATGGCCTCTTAATAGTTCTAACTTTGGTGGTAGTAATACTGCTAGTCCACCAGGAAGTACTTTAGCAGCAGGTCTTAGTACTACTACATATGGAGCACCTTTAATTATATATCAAGATACTTTTATATACGATCCTGTTCAAGGTATTATTGGGCCTAATGGCGCTATACTAGGATTGCATAGGTTTAATTTAATATTAGATAAAGGTAATTTAATATTAGATGCAGGTTCATGTGAATTAAGCAGTTATTGCTGGATAGTTAGATGGGATGTTACAAGTAATGAACCAGCTTTAGCATTTGATAATGCAGCGTGGACTAATATACAAATGGGTAAATTTAAATTATCTGCATATGATAATAACTCATTATATGTTTATGTACCATTTGAAGATGGTTGGGTTTTTATGGGTAATGCAATTGGTGGTATACCTTGGCCACAATCTCAAGATTTATATAGCCCTCAAAGTTATCAAAATTATTTAAACTTCCTCGACAATTATTATCAAGGTAATGTTCCTTGGCATCTAGCAGGAGGTTCTATAAATGGAGGAGGTGGTTTATCATCTTTTGCTGGTATGAATGCTTTATTTTGGGGAGCTATAGGTTGGGCAACAAATTGGTTTCATATAGCTATTTCAGAAGGAGTAGATTGGTTATCTCAAAATGGAGGAGTAGTTGTTACACAAAATTCTACAGGAGGTGGTGTAACTGTTACAATTCCTGATGCTAATCAAAATGTATCGTACGCACATGGTCCTATAAAAGGAATAAATGATCAAGGGTTTAATGCTCAATATGCTAATGTATGTGGTGACCCTCCAGATGGTTGTACAGATCCACTAGCATTAAACTATAATCCAGCTGCTGGTGTACAGTACACAGGTAACCCTACTTCAGGGTATTCTGGTCAGCAAGGTGCTTGTGTATATGAATGTGTAGAAATAATTGTAGAATTATATTTTACTGCAGTTAGAGTTTTTGGAACTACAAAACAAATAGGGTCTATAGGACAATCAGGTTCTTGGTCATATAAAGCGGTAACAAGAGATGAAACTCTTCCAGCTAATCCACAATATGGTTGGTATAATGGAATACCTTTAAAAGAAATGGGGTCAGGAGATTTTGCTAATGATGTTAAATTTCAATTATTAGATGAACAAAATAATGTAGTTTATGAATCTGGTATAATAACACATCCTGATACATCTACTGGAGGTTGGAGATTAAGATGGGGTTGTTATGATGAAAATGGTGCTTTTGTAGATACAGGTGCTATAGCGGGAATAAGTGAAACTAGTTTAGCATGGAATTCTCCAAACCTAACTGGTATACAACCTTGGCAACATTCTATGGGTATAAGTGGTTGGTCTCTTGGAGCTAATAATACAGGAACAACAACAAGTTCTGGTTTAGGTATAGGTATTGGAAATGAAGTAATGTCTGGAACTAATCAACATTTATATCAAACATATAGATGTGAAGCTTTAGTACCATGTGCAGAAGATCCTTGCTATAAATTTAAAAGAGTAGGTACTTGGGAAAAAGGATGGGAATCTATAGGAGTTAATATAACTATTTTAGTTAAAGGAGCTAATGGAAATATAAACATTCCACTAACTGCAAATAATCCATATACTACAGCAGTTACAAATAGATTAGCAGATTATCATATTCCTCCAGGATGGTATAAATTAAACTTAACTAAGTGGGGCGGCCTTAATGCACCAAATTCAGTATGGGCTACAAACTGGGAAAATGAAAGAGAAGTAGTTTTTGCTGTAAATTATCAGAGTGGTGCTAATCCTTTTATTGGTGATACTACTACTTTCCAAGGACAATATTGGAGTTTATGGGGTTGTGTTACTCCTGGTAGTAATATACCTGTTACTGGTGGTACTGGTCATAACTCAGGAAATCCAGGACATTCTCCAAGGTTAGGATGTACTGATCCTTTCTCAGATAGATTTGATTTCTTTGCAACTGAGTCTGATGGTTTATGTAGAAATTCAAGAACTTACACTGAGTTTACAACATTAAAAGTAACTGTACAAGTAGGAGGTAGTACTATTTTAAAAAGTTTTATAGAAGCTGAAAAATTTGAATCTACTAATTCAAATATAGGACAAAGACCTTATGATACAGGTACAAGACAAATGACAGAAGATCAAAGAAATTCAAAAAGAAAACTAAATAAAGTATCAACGTCAGGTAACTTTTTTGAATTTGTTATTAAAAGAAATCCTGATGAGAATGAAGAAAAATTAGAAGATGGAGTACAAACTAATATGGAGTTTGGTAGAGTTCTAGAAAAAGATGTTAAAGCAGGTGGAAAATACATGTATGAAATAGATGTGCCTTATGGAGAAAATGTTAGTTTTGATATTATAGATAATTTTGGTAGAGATCTAGAATATAAAATAGAACAAACAGGAATTAGAAAAAGAATAAATAAAGGACCTAAAAAATTATAATTATGGCAGAAGAATATCCAGAACAAGCACCAGCTCAAGAACAAGCTCCAGAAATAGCACCTGCACAACAAGGTGCTGAACAAGAACCAAGAGAAAGAAGAAGAACAACTCCTGGTGAAGGAGATAGTGGAACAGGAGGAGGTGTTTCTCAATCTGAAGATGTTATTTCTTCAGTTGGTAGATTAAATGTAAGAAGAGAATCTACTAGTAAAGCTGGTGGCTATGGTCGAGGTGGTAGTAATTTTAAAATAGCTTCTGATCAACCAGGAGGAAAAGTTGCGGCAGGAGTTTATTTTGGGTGCACAGATCCTAAAGCTGCTAATTATAATCCATTAGCTACATTAGATGATGGTTCGTGTAAAGAAGAAGAGATGACTAAACCAGATCCTAAAGTTATAAGTGGTTTTAGTAAGTATTTACAATACCCTGAAAAAAAACTTAAAAATTTTAATTTTGGGTTATTTAATTATTTACAAGGTTTTGATAGTTTAAATCCTGATATACAAACACCTACAGGTGTTGTATTAGATACAGCGGTTGAAGGAGAGCAATCTAGCATTGGTAATAATAATACTTTTCGTGCAGGTGTAGAAGAACCAAGATCAGATTCTAATACTACATTTACTGATTCAGAAGATAATGAATTTGCGACTGAAATGGATAAAATACTTAATCTTTATATTCAAGCTTCATACATTATTGCTTCACAAAAACAATGTGGAGATTGTAGTAAACAACTTGAAAAAGATTATTTAAATGCTGTAGCTTTAATAGATGCGTTAATGATTGTGTCAAGCGATGTAGGTGCTTTGTACGATTGGAAAGAATCAACAGATAAATTAAATACAACATTAACTAATATAGTTAATAGAAAATGTAAAGATTGTTAAAATGAGAAGAACAAGTAGTCAAAATAAAAACCAAGCTCCTGACTTTTTATCAAATATATTAAGTAATTGCGGTTTGAGTAATTTAGTAAGTTTAGAAGATTTTGTAAAATTTGCTTCATTTTATTCAGTAAGTCAAGCATATGGATCTAATTGTTCTGATTCTTTAAGAAGAGATGCTAAACTAGCTATGTCATTACTTATGTCTATAAGTATAGAATCACAATTACAAGCTAGTCAATTAAGTAATTTAAATGAAATAGGTATATGTACTATAGCTAAAAAAATAGCTAAACTTATTAAAAAGTGTTGTTCTCATCCAGATTTTTTTAGTGTACTTAGTAAACAAAAAGAAAAAGATAAACAAGCTAAAAGTAAGCATTTAACTACTGAAACTAAAAACGAAAGACTAGGTTTAACACCAGAATCTGATTTACAAAATATTGAGAATATAAAACTAGATCTTACTTATGTCCCTAACTGTTCTAATGTTAGAGAAATGATACCAGGTAATAATAACCTAGGTAATAGAGTTACAGGTATAACTCATAGTGGTAAAAACATTCCTGTAAATAGAGATACTTGTTTAATCTCAGGTAAAATTTGGAATACTATAAATTCTACCTGTTATTGTATAGATGAGAAACAAACACCTCATCTTAGATACGGAGATACAAAAATAAGAAAAGATAATTTTCATTTAGGCCCTCCTAGAAATTGGTCTAAAGTTACTGCAATAACACAGCTAAATCTAGACAAAGAAGCTAGAGAAAGATTTGAAGATATTATTGCACATAAAGAAGGTATAAATCTAGATGATTTACAAAAAACAAAATGTGGTGAAGAAGATGGATGTGTATGGTATTCATGTTTAATAGAAGGAATAACTAATTATTTTTTAGGTTGTAAAAAAGATAAAACAGGTAAAATAAATTCTTGTTATTTTAATAGAAACTTATTAAAAAGTACAAGAATATCTTCTGAAGATAAAAACAAGATTATGACATCACAACAAAAAAGTATAGAAAGATGTTGTGATAAATGTTATGAATCTGGGTGAGGTTGTAAAGATGGAGCATATGGATGTGAATGTACAGGTGTAAGTAGTAATGGTGTACCATGTTCTCAGATAACTGCAAGATCTGCACAATCTTTAAATAGAGTAACTGAAGGCGATCCTATTTTAAAAACTAATAATTTTAATTCTGATAGTCATGTTATGACAGGACAAGAAACAACTGTAACATGTTGTGGAGCTAGCGTTCAATGTCCTCCAGATATGACTGATGCTGATTGTTGTAGACAAATATGTAAAGAAATAGAAATTAAAAATATTTTAAGAACAGATCCAAAGTCTATTAATAGAGTTAGGAATAATGATACTCATGTAGGAAAACATATAGGAGGAACTTGTACATGTAAAAAATGTGGTGCTCAATCAAAAGTAGCTAATGCACAAGCATGTCAATGGTGGCTTAGCACACATAAAGAAACATGTAATCCACCGACTGATGATTCAAGATCTTTGCCTGAGACTTGTAACAAAATAACGCATAAGAATTTTAGTATAGCAGATATGTATGATTTTAAAATTACAAAAGATGTAGTTTCTTATGGCAGTGATGTAGAAGGTTGTTGTAGAGGAAATGACGGTGGTTGTTGTACTTGTTATTCAGGTAAACTTTCTTGGCCTTGTTGTTGTAAAGGTACTAAAGAAATGACAAATTGTTGTCATGATAGAATAGATTTAAAAATAACCACATCAGGTATAAATAATAGATATTAATAATAAATAAAATAAATAAAATGGCAACACTAAATATACAATTAAGAATAGAAAGCAATGATGTTTTTTCTGATCAACTTGATTTATTAGTTTCTGATGTAATAACAACAGGAAATCCTTGTATAGGTATGTCTACAATAGCAGCAACTAATGTTGGAGGTGATAATATAATTGCTCCAAATGTTGACTCAACAAAATATGTATATATAAAACATACTGGTGTAGATGCAAATGGAGCTGCAGTTACAACGGATTTAACTGTTGAAGATACTGATAATGTAAGATTTGGAAAATTAGGACCTGGAGAATTTATGCTAGTTCCTCACTCTAAAGGAGCTGCAAAAGGAGTTCAACTAGAAACATCATCAGGAGTTATTGTAGCAGAATACGCTTACTTTACAAAAGCATAACATGAAAAAACTACTACTAATATTAATAATGTTTTTGCTATCATGTATAGTACCTAAACAATGCTGTGCTCAATTTACTTATAAAGGTTATGAGTATAATTTAAATGATATATTAAAAAATCAATTAAAGTTTGCTACAGTATATGGGGCAGTTAATGGAGGTACATCTGTTTCTGATGTAAAACAATTTTCTGTATTAGATGGATTACAAACATCTACAATAGAAACTCCTTATGATTATTCATTAACTATAGGTATTAGAAAAATAGCTAGATTTGGGTATGAAAATAAAGCTCAAACGTTTTATGATGGTACAGAATCTAACTATACAGATGCAGCTACAGTAGGTAAAGTACAAGGTTTTGAGTATTTATTTGAGGTAGATTATGCTAGACAACAAGGATTAGATTATATAGATCAGCATCATTTTATTAGATATAGTTCTGATGATGATTGTGATGGTCCTTTATGTGTAGATCATTTTGCTGCAAAATTAGAATATTTAAAAGATGGTTTTGCTGATATAGAGTATTTTGAATTATCAGAAAGATATAGATATAAACATACTAGAGATTTATCATTTAGTATAGGAGCTGCTCATAGATTAGCAGAACCTTATGGATATGATCCTTTATCTGAATGGTTACTTAGTAATGGTAATATACATTACACTTATTTAGCAATACAAGAAGGATATACTATAGATGTTGCCAACAGTATATATAAAGATCCTAATGGAAATGTAGTTGCTAATAGTGCTGGTGTATGGAAAGAAGTAGTTATACCGCAAGTATTATCAGACTATACACAAAAGAAAAGAAATGAGTTAACTAATATAATACAACATTCTCTTATATTAGGGTTTGATTATTATAAATATAATAAAAATACATGGTTACATGCATGGGGTAATTTAATGCCATATCATTATAATGATGGTAGTGAGTTTAGCTATCATAATTATATAGAAGATGATCAGTGGTATGACTACTCAGGGGGTGTGATATATGGTATAAAAGTAAATAAACAGTTAGGATATTTTGCAGAAGGTAAGTATAACAAGTACTGGAATAGAGAGTGGTATGACTTTAAATTTGGAATTAATTATATAATAAGATAAAAATAAAATTATGAAAAAGAAAATTTGTAAATGGATAATGGCTATAACTTTTGGGTTAATATGCTTTAATTGGTGTGAATGCTGCTGTGGTGCAGATAAATGTTGTCAGCTATGAATTGGATAAATAGTTGGAAAAAAGGAAATAAAAAAGATAATATCTATGATATATCTATTAGATTAGGTAGATTAACTATATTAGAATTATATTGTAATCCTGGTGTAGAGCATAGATGTATAGTGTTAAACTTTGGATTTGAAATATAATGGCAAAAGAATTAAACGAAGATACTAGTTTTAAATTAAGTATTAAAACAATAATAGGGTTAGGTTTTGCAATAGCTACATTAGCAGGTATGTGGTTTACACTACAAGCTGAAATAGCTGAAGCTAAAGAATTACCAGCTCCACCAGATCCAGAAGTTACACGTATGGAATTTGATATGAAAGATCAAATGATACGTCAAACTATTCTGGATACTCAAGAAGATGTTACTGAGATAAAAGCTACTCTTGAGAAAATTGAAGATAAACTATACGATAGATAAAATGAAAAATACAATATGGAAGACTATAGTAACCTATTTATTTGTATTATTCTTATTGTCTGTCTCGTCAGATGCGTTTTCGCAGATTACGATAAAGAGTTTTAATGCTGGTTGGAATAAGTCTAATGGTGTAGATTGGTTAGGTAAGCTAAAAGATGTTAAAACTATTAGCTACATAGATGTTGCTAAAGATGTTAAGGCACAAAAGAAATATAAGATAGCGGCTGTACCTACAATAATAATATTTAAAGACGGTGAAGAAGTCGCTAGATTTCAAGCAGATCTTAGCTTTACAATGGTAGCAACTAGAGAAGAAGTGCAGGAAGAAATAGATAATATATTAATGAGTGATTTTTAGTATGTGGGAATTATTTAAAGATAAAAACGAGATTAACGAAAAGAATGTAATAGGATTTGCATCTTTTGTTCTTATGGTTATGTTTGCAATAACAGACTTAATTACAGGTTTTTGTGGTCAAGAGCTTGTAATAAATAATACTATATACAATTCTTTTGTTATTATAACATTAGGATGTTTTGGAATAAGCTCATTTGAAAAAGTAAAAAGTAAATAATGTATACGTATAAAGCAAAAATAGATAGAGTAATTGATGGAGATACTGTAGATGCTCATATAGATCTGGGGTTTGATATTACTATACATAAAAGAATCAGGCTTGCAGGTATTGATACACCTGAGTCTAGAACTAGAGATTTAGAAGAAAAAGCAAGAGGCTTAGCTTCTAAAGCTAAACTAATAGAGTTACTAGGAGATGGTAATTTTATATTAGAAAGTAGAGAAGTTGGTAAATATGGAAGAGTATTAGGTACTTTACATATAGATGATATGAATATAAATGATACATTAGTTAAAGAAGGTTTTGCTACAGAGTATTGGGGTGGAACAAAAAAGAAAAAATAAATGAAAAAATTTGATATGTCTAGAGTTTTATATATAATATTGATGGTAATAATATTTGGTTTAAGCACAGCTTTTGCGCAAGATAAACAAGTTATTATTAGTTTAAAAACAGATACTTATCCATCTGAAACAAGATGGGTTCTATATGATTCTGTATATCAAGGACCTGTATTATCAGAAGTACAATATGGTCATTATACACAACCTAATACAATGAGCTATGATACAGTATATATACCAGATAGTATTACTAATATATCATGGGTTATATTTGATTCTTATGGAGATGGTATTAGTAATGGGGAATATTATGTAACTATATGTGGAGACACAGTAGTTAATTATCCTGTATCTACATTTACAAATGGCTTAATACATAATAGAGTTGTTCCTCAATGTATGCCTCAACCACCGCCTGTTCAGTTAGTTCCAGCTAAAGTTATAATAAACTTAGATCAATATCAAAGCGAAACTAGTTGGGATATTAAAGATACAAATGGTATAGTGTATGCATCAGGTGGAGGATACAATGCACAACCTGACTATGCTACGGTAGTTATACCTGTACAAATACCTAAAGGAGACTTAACATTTACTATATATGATACATATGGAGATGGTTTAAATGGTGCATTATGGCAAGGACAAGATGGTTCTTATTTTGTAAAACAATGTAATGATACGTTAGTATATGGTACTAACCCTGCTTTTGGTAATGATACAACACATGTATTTGCATCTGATTCATGCCCACCTATATATGGATGTACAGATGATGACTATGTAGAATGGAATCCTTTTGCAGATGTAGATGATGGGAGCTGTCAAACATTAAAGATATTCGGTTGTGTAGATAGTACTATGTTTAATTATGATCCAAATGCTAATACAATGGAGCTTATAGATACTTGTGAGTATACATTAATACTACATGATCTTATGGGTAATGGTTGGGTAGGATCACATTTAAAGCTTATACATCCAGATACATCTTATCAATTTACACATACAGGAGGTTTTAATGATGAGTATCAAGTAGGTCTAACAGCTCCAGATCCAATAACATTTAGATTCCACATATCTTCACAAGCTAGTTTAACTACTATAGAATGTGGATTTACATTTATTAATCCCGAGGGAGACACTCTAATAAGTATACAACCGCCATTTATACAACCTTTATTACCTTACAATATTATAACAAACTGTGGTAATACATGCGAAGAAAAGGTATTTGGATGCTTAGATTCGTTAGCAATTAACTATGATGATGAAGCAAATACTAGTGATAGTAGTTGTTATTATGTACCAGGATGTACTAATTCATCATATCTAGAATATTATACACAGGGCTTTACAGCAGACTATGACGATGGGACTTGTTTAACATTAGCCGTGTGGGGCTGTATTGATAGTACAGCCTTCAACTATGACTCATTAGCTAACATCAGTAATGGTGGATGTATACCTGTTATAACTGGTTGTATGCAGCCTTTAGCATTTAACTATAATCCTAATGCTAATACACCTGATACTTGTATAGCAATAGTATATGGATGTACATCACCAATTGCTTATAATTACAATCCATTAGCAAATACTGATGACGGATCTTGTGAAGGCGTAGTTTATGGATGTACTGATACTACAGCATTTAATTGGAATCCTAATGCTAATGTAGACGATAGTTCTTGTGTTCCTGTTATATATGGATGTATAAATCCAACTATGTTTAATTACTGTGATACGTGTAATACTAATGATGGTAGCTGTATAGAAATACTATATGGATGTATTGACAGTACAATGTTTAATTATAACCCTTTAGCCAATGTTGACAATAATTCTTGTATCCCTTATATTTTCGGGTGTACTGATCCTACTGCACTTAATTACAACCCCGAAGCTAATACAGAAGACTTTAGCTGTATTGATTATATTTATGGTTGTATGGATAGCACTGCTTTTAACTATGATCCGTTGGCTAATACTGACAATGGTTCGTGCATATCTGTGGTTGAAGGGTGTATGGATGTCAACGCGTATAACTACGATGAGCTAGTAAATGTAAATGATTCAGCATCTTGTTTATATGATGCAGGATGTATTACAGGTCCTGGTAATCCTTACTGGTTAAATAACGAATGTTATGCTTGGGTAATAAGTGTAGATGATTATTGTTGTGAGAATAGCTGGGATACTATATGTCAATTAACATATGAACATTGTGAAAACAATTGGTCAGGACCATTGTTAACAAGAACAGAGGCAGATAAGAAACTATTAATGATAACAGATATATTAGGAAGAGAATCAAAAGAGAATAAGAATCAAGTATTGTTCTATATTTATAGTGATGGAACAGTAGAAAGAAAAGTAATTAAAGATGATTAAATATATGTATTTTAGGAAAGAAGCTACTATAGGCGATGATAATGCAAGTGGTGACTCAGCATGTTATAATGCTGCTAACCTTGTAGGTATGCAGCCTTTAACTAATAGTATATTAGCTTTGTACTTTACTCAACTTAATAATATGTTTCCTGATGATCCTGATAGTGGTGAAGGTAGGAATGATAGAATTAAATTAACTATAGGGGCTAATACTCATAAAACAGTAATGAAGAATATAGTAGACTGGATTGCTCATGGTAGTGAATGTTTTATGGTAATAGGTGATAACTTATCTACTGATACAGAATATATAGAAGGTGTAACAGCAGTAAATGATATAACTGTTAAAGCAGTAAATACCTAGGAAATATGAATAAATTTTTGTATCTTTGATAGTATGGGAATTATAAAATATATAAACGGTAACCCTTTATTTAGTACAGCTAGAGAAGCTTTAGACTATGCTAGAGATATTGGGTTTAAAACAACTGATGTACATGTGCATAGGTATAAGGTAACTCCTGGTATTTATAGATCAGGTTTTATGCCAGGAAAAACACATGAAGAACATCAGATGTTTATAATAGGTAAACCCATAGTAACAGATCCTAGAGATCCACGAGATCCTAGAGATCCAGTAATTGTTACTGAAGTTCCTACTGATGACAGAGGAATTACTAGTAGCGGACAATATTAAATAAAAAATTATGTTAGATAAATTATTTACAGGTGGTGCATCAGACTTAGTTAAAAGTGTAGGCGGAGTTATAGATGGACTTCATACATCAGACGAAGAAAGACTAGCTGCTGAATTAAAAGTAAAAGAGTTAGTAGCTAACTATGAAACACAAATGGAAAAAGAAATAACTGCTAGATGGCAAGCAGATATGAAATCTGATTCATGGTTATCTAAAAATATAAGACCATTGACATTAGCCTTTTTAGTAGTGTCAACTGTATTATTAATATTTATAGATGCAGGTGTGATTGATTTTGTAGTAGAAGAGAAATGGACTGATTTATTACAATTAGTATTAATAACTGTGATCGGTGCTTACTTCGGTGGTAGATCACTAGAAAAAACAAAAAAATAATTATGGATGCAAGTAGAATGAGAACTGGCGATAAAAGAATTAAAGACGCCATAGAACAAGGCAACTGTGCTCACTTTGGGTGTTGCGGTGCAAGAGTTCATAAAGGAGCAACAGCTATTACAGGTATAGCTCCTGGAACATATTATGCCGTATACTTTCCTATGACAGTAACTGTTGTTGATTTAAACTTCCACAACTGGGAAGATGATAGTGGTGTTATAGGAGACACTAGTGATTTAGATGGTATGACTATTAATGCAGGTACAGTATTATATGGAGATCTTTCAGCTATTGATCTTACTAATGCTGGGGATGTTGTAGTATTATATAAATCTTGCTAATGTTAGGACTAGGTTTAAATAGCGTAAAAGCAGATACTATTTTTGATCCAGGAGCTATCTCAAATTTAGAGCTTTGGTTTGATAATAGAATTGATATGATCTCATATGCTAATGATACATTAAGTTCTTTTAACACAGATGTAGCAAATCATAAAATAGTTAAAGAAACTCATGGATTACAAATAGGAACACCTCTTAGGTTTGATAGAGTTGTTAATACACAAGTAGGTGGAAACGCATTAAACGTAGCTGCATTAGCTGCACCTGATGGTGTATATTATGTAAGTGAGACTAATTTTGACGAAAACGAATTTCAACTAACTGAAACACCAGATGGTGGTGCTACTGGTGATATTATTTTCTCAGGAACTAGTGATGAAGGAATACAATGTATTGTACAAAATAAAATAAGTGCATGGAAAGATAGAACTGGTAATACGTGGAACACTATAACAGGTTATCCTACTATAGATATTACAAGACCTCATATAAACTTTAATGCAGATCAAGGAATAGGCGGATCTTCAATAACTTTAGATTCAAGTGGAGGAGCTGCTCTTGCTTGGGTTTGTTCTATGGATGCATGGAATGTCGCAAACTTAACAATGACTGCTTCTAGTTCTCAAAACTTTTTTAAGACTTCGGGAACAGGTGGAAAATTATGGAGTATAAAAATAGCAGGTACGTCTAAAACAGTTACTATGTCTAGTAGTGCTTTAACAAATGGACAAGCCTATGTTTTTATTTTTAACTTTAGAGTAGCGGACGGTAATACATATTTAACATCTTATACAAATGGTGTTCAAGGAGAAGACCAAGATTACGGTAGTGTTGATATAGATTTTGTACTTGATGAGATAGGTTTTAAAAGTACAGGTCTTGCACAAGGTATGAATGGTAAATTTTATGAGTTGTTAGCTTATAACAAACGATTAACAGATACAGAAATAATAGATCTTAATGCTTACTTAATGGCTAAGCATGGTTTATAATTTCTGAAATTAAATAAATATTAACTTAAATAAATAAATAAATTATGTCAAAGTATAGAAGTCCAATTGGAGGTAGTGGCAAAAGAACTACTAACCATTTTTACAGATCAGGGATAAGTTCCCTATTAAGCAGAATTGAAAAATTAGAACATCAAATCTTTTGTTGTAGTGATGATACAGATGCTGTTGTTGATGTAACAACTGCAACGTATAATGCTAGCGCTAAAACAGAAGACGGAGCTTTCTTCACACTTAATAGAGCAGGTGGAATTACATTTAACTTACCAGAAGCTACTGCAGCTAATGTAGGTTGGAATTGTACACTTGCAATTGAAACTACTTTTACAGGAACATTTACATTAGCTTGTGGAAGCACTAGTGATTTGTTTACTGGTGGAGTAATGATTGCAGCAGACGATGGCCAAGATGAAAGTTTCTTAGCAATACCAGATGTATCGAATGATGATCAATTAGTTGCTGATGCTGATACTAAAGGTAGATTAGTAGGAGGTACTCTTAATGTTAAAATTATAGATGCTAATAGAGTACACATTAGCGGAACATTGCACGGAGCTGGTGCTACATTAGCTACACCGTTTGCATAATATTTGCAATTCTGGATTATTTTATTATCTTTGTGCAATTTAACTAATTAAAAATCACATGGATAACATAAAAAAATTAAGAGAGCATCTACTCACGAAGGGTAGAAACAAAAGTTACAATGAGTTGGCCGAGCTTTATCAGATTAAAGATAAGGCTGGGCACATCTCAGGAGAAAGAGTAAGAGGAGTATGGAGACGATTAAAAGTTTCTAGAGATCCACAATCAGATAAGAACCTTCCAAAGGTTACTAATGAGAATGGAAAACAATTTATCGATTACTCAGGATCTGAAATTACAACCTTAGAAGACTTGGTTGATACTGTTGGTGTTAACCTTGACTTCTGGGATGTTAAAAGTTTTAGGGCTTCGACCTGGCAAGACTTTAACGGAGATACTAAGTATGCAGTAAAAGCATCCTTTAATCAAAGTAAAGGCGCTAGGGATCAAATACGTGAAGAGTTTATAGAACATGCTAAAAAGCATGCTCCTAAATACAAAGCCGTAAAGTACCCTAAAGCTAAAAGTAAAGAAAAGGTTGCTTATGAAGTTAACTTACCAGATCTACATTTAGGTAAGTTAGGTTGGGGAAAAGAAGTAGGACATAGTTATGATGTTAACATAGCTAAAGCTATTTTTGTTCAAGCAGTTGATAAGTTATTAGCTTATTCTAATAACTTCCATATTGATAAGATAATCTTTCCTATAGGAAATGATTTACTTAACTCGGAAGGGTTACATATGGCAACTACAAAAGGAACACCTCAACATGATGATGTAAGATGGCAGCGGTCTTTTACTTTATGTAGAGAAATGCTTGTAGAAGTAATTGACAACTTAAGACTAATAGCACCTGTAGAGGTAATAATAGTTCCAGGTAATCATGACTACGAGCGTATGTTTTACATAGGTGATGTCATATATGCATGGTATCATAACTGTAAGGAAGTTGAAGTAGACAATAGTCCTTCACCAAGAAAGTATACAACATATGGTGTAAACTTAATTGGACTTACACATGGTTCTAGTGAGAAGCAAGCTGATCTACCATTGATCATGGCTTCAGAAAGACCAGAGTTATGGGCAAAAGCTAAACATACTGAATGGCATATAGGTCACTTGCATAAAGCCAAATCTATGAATTGGGTAGATATAGATGAAAGATTTGGTACAATAATAAGGATATTACCTTCCTTATCTGGAACAGATGCTTGGCATCATGAGAAGGGTTATGTAGGTAATACTAGGGCCGCTCAAGCTTATGCTTGGGGAAAGGATACTGGATACAAAGGCCATTTCCAGGTAAATATGAATGAACTTAAAATAAAATAAAATGGCAAAAAGTAGCAAAGTAACATTAGGTCTCACGATAAAAAGTGCGGATATTGTTCCTGGTGGAATGAACCGTTCTATTTCTCATACAGCTACAGCAAGTGACGATACTTCTGAATTTGGTAAAATGACTGTTGGTACTAGTTATGAAAGAATAGACAAAAGTACTATAGCAGACAGAGCTTATGTATATATTAAAAATACTAGCTCAACTTCTACAGTAGTTATCTATGTAGCTATGAGTGAACTTAGCAATGCTTCTACAAACTCACATGCTCCAGGTACTCATAATGGACCTAGGTATGCTGAGATCGCAGTAGGAGAATTTATGCTTCTACCTTTTAAAGATCTTGATGGTACTGATAGTACAACTAAAGGGGTTCACGTTAAGGGAAGCGCTGCAGGAGAAATAGAGTATCTTATATTTGAGATGGATTAATAATAATAATTAAAAAGAAATAAAATGGCAGTAACAAAAAGATTTACAGCTAACTTATCTTTTACTACTACAAATGTATTTCCAAATGCATTGTCTTTAAGTGAAGGTATGACTGTAACAATAGATGGAGATTCGGCAACTACTGGTTCTTTAAAAGTAACAAGTAGTGATCATATCGCAGTATGTACTTCAGATGCAAGTGCAGGTGATGATGGAGATGGGCTAGATTCTGATGCTAGAGCATTTCTATTAGTTAAGAATGTAGGTTCTAATACTGATGGGGATATAGAAGTAGAAGATAATGCAGAAGCTAGAATAGCACATCTTAAAGCAGGTGAATGGATGTTCTTTCCTTTTAGACATAGTGCTTCAGCAGATGCTTCTGTTAAGATTAGCGGAGCTAGTGCAACAGCTGGGTATTGTGAATATGTGGTGATAGAAACATCAATTACAGATTACTAAGATATGGCTAAATGTATATGTGGTAATGACATAGAGACTTGTGCTATATGTCATAGAAATAGAACTATAGAACAATTTGGTGGTCATCATAGTGGTGCAGTTAGTACTAGTAAACAAGGTGGTGGTTTAACTAAATTATATATGGAAGACTATTGTTCTGAATGTGAAGAGGAGTCTAACGAGGAATTAATGAAAGAGTATGTTTTAAATAGCTTTACAACTAAGTACGAAAGCGAAGAAGAAGATGAGTAAATTTATTAGATTATATGATAGCAAGTATACTCCTATTACAGGAGATATGTTTACATTGGAAGTTATTAATTATAGTGAAGATCCTGATATTACTTGCGCGTGGTCTGGTAATACTACTACTTCTGGAACTTGTGCTAGTTATATAAATCAAGAAAAGAGTGAAGAGTTAGTAGCAAGTTTTCAAGCTAGAGGTAGAACTATGCTTGATAATGGAGCAGAAATAGGATCAGTATCTAGAACACCTGAGTTATATCCTAGACAGTTCTATATAAAAAATGATCAAAGTGGATCTGTTGATAGTGAGTTTACTACTGAGTTATCTGATGGAGATGAAATAATCCTTGTTGATAGATCAGATGAAAAAATAATACATTCTTTTAGTGTATTGTCTACTGATTGTGCTAATTGTACTGATGATGTAGTTAAAGTAGAAAGTAAAGATTTTCAAAATGAAGATGGTAATTGGGTAAAATATGAAGTAGATGCTTTAGCTAAAGAGCTCTATTATCGTTCTGCTACAGCTCCTTATGCTATAAGTATTACAACTGTTAATAACCATGCGATTAGAGCTTTAAAGAAAAGTAGCCGAGATACATATGTAGATGTAGATATAGATACTATTGCAGCTTATAAAGAAAATCCTGATTATAAAGCAGAGATGATAGTTTTATTTAAAGAAGGTATTTATCCTAAAGGAGGTTATA